TCTTAGTCCATCCATTCATCCAATCCGATTGTACTTCTAAGTACTTGTACTTTTCTTTTAATTCCCATACTTTGTTAAAATCTAATATATTTTTCATGTGTATACCCACCATTCTAATGATGCCATAATTAATATCCCTACAAGTACTGCAAGAACACCCACAAGGGTCTCTTTGTAATCTTCCTTATCCATTTTGTAATCTCCAAAATAAGAATTCTTTGTCTTCTAAATCCACCAACAGATCATATTCCTTTTCTTCTGAAATGAAGTAATCATTTTCTACTTCCCTAACAAACACGTTATCTATTGCGTTATCCACTGCCCATTGTGCTTTGGGGTTATCCCTAATGTATTCTAACATTAATGGTGATATCTCTGGAGGTAATCCTACTCCCCAGTGTTTTGAGTTAAATGTTAATCTTCCAATTACAACAGTATGTCCGTTTATGATTCGCTTTATTAGTTCTGGAGATAAGCCTACTCCCTGGTGTTTTTTGTTAGATGTGGATCTTCCAATTACAACCGTGTGTCCGTTTATGATTCGTTTTATTGGCTCTGAACTTTTTGACATCACCAGCTTCTATCTTCTTCGTTATTGCCTTCGGTAATATGATCATTATTGTCACGGAACAATGCCTTACGTTCACGTGCTTTTTTGAACGTCATATTATCTCGTTCTTTTAGAAACTTTTTATACTTCTTTGTCTTTTTATTTGCGCAACCACATCTACTGTAATATGTTATGCTTAAATCATTCCTGCCGCCACTGTACAATTGACCGTCATTACACTCCCCGCAACCTGCGGGTTCATACATATCAATGCCGTTATTTGCTTCATACTGCTCTAACTCTTTCTTCCTGCACTTCTTATTAAGTTTTTTGATAAGTTTACGTGCTTTCTTTTCTTTTTTACTCATTACCATGTTATTTTCTCTACTTTATGCGGATATTGGGACTCGCGATAGAAACGCTTGCGAGCTGTTAGATGTCGTTTGGCAAATTTACACGAACTGGTTATGTCATATATGTCAACGAAATCTTTGTCTTTTGCTGTCCGTAATCCACGACCGATACTTTGGATCACTTTTATGAAACTCTTCCCGGGCTCAATTAAAACGATGTTGAATAATCTTGGTAAGTTGATTCCAACTGCGGCGACACCATACGTTGCTACGAGAATCATATCGTCAGCTTCTCGAACCTTGTCATATTCTTCTTTGCGTTTTTCAGACTTAGTTGCGCCACTTACAAATACGATATTGTCCTGGGCGTGTTTTTCCAGTGCACTACTTTGCAAAATACTCGTTAGCTCTTTTCCAGCACTTACTCTGTCCACTAATACAAGAGTGTTGCCTGTTTTTGTAATTTCCTTTATCATTCCTGCCATTTGGTTTAGACGGGCTGGATCACTTAATAGGTATTTTAGTTCTGATTGATAATTAGAGAATGTGCGTTGATCCTGTAACTGCTTAATATGAATATGACAATTAGATAGTATGCCTTTATCCTGTAACTCTTTGGCAGTAACTTTACCAATTAATTGACCAATACTTACCTGAAGAGCTCTAAATTCAAATTCTTCTTTGGGTATTGTTCCAGTTAAACCCCAACGTAATGGGATATGAGAAAAGGTTCCACCTAATAAGTCTTTCAGAACTTGCCCTTTACAAGTATGAGCCTCATCAACAATAACACACACAACACCATCTAAGAACTCACCAATGTCTATCGGTGCTTCACCTTTCTTTGTTTTCTTATACAAACTGTTAAGACTTTGCCAAGTACATATTGTATGGGTTTTTGTATAATCTTTATCTTTGCCGTAAAAAACGCCAGTGTCTAACCCAACATTTACATAATCTTCATATGTTTGATTTACTAAATTCCTGTTTGGAACGATAATAATTGATCTACCATACTGCTCAGCGGCTTTGCTTAATGCTGTCGTGATTATTGTCTTGCCTGCGCTTGTGGAAATTTCCTGTAATGATTGTGGGTTTTCCAAATAATTGTTAATGGCATCAACCTGGTGTGGGCGCATAATAACTGGTTCACCAGCTAATTGATGTCCTTCAGGCCATGATATATGGGAATACGTATTCTCATCTACTTTCTTGAATTCAAAATTTGTGTATTTTCTTCTGTCATCAAGAACAACATCATATCCCTCATCAATAACAATTGGTAATATTTCATCTAATAAATTGATATATGTTCTTGCGCTAATTTGAAAGAAACTCACCATCCCATTCCATCTGCCCAATTTAACCGCAGGGGTAAATCTTGCTCCTGGTAATTCGTATGAGAATTTGTTGACCAGTTTCCGACGAATTGATGCGTCCAATCCTTCAAGTTTACAATTTATTTCATCATAAATTATAATATTACATTTTTTCATATAGCCTGTTTCCTTATTATAAATAAGTATAGCAGAATTACTACCTTAAAGCAAGTGTTTCGATAAAAAGGATCATGTATGACACAAACCATCTCACAAAAACGCAGAAAATTATTAATTGCTTCAGCAAGTGCTCCATTGATTGCTACGCTGAGTTCAGGAGCCGCACTGGCTAATGCAAGTGCTGTACAGTGTATCGACGATGTTACATCAGCACCAGGGGCTCAGTTTTCAGAAAATGCGGACTCCGTTGTCCGTATGGCTGTGCCATTTTACCCGGATGATGAAATTTACGAGCTTGAAACTGGATTTTTTGATTCCAGTGGCAGTCCATTTTATGACGATCCAGGACAACAAGATGGAGTTGCTTATGTGCTGAGAATGTACACGCCAAATTCTGATAACTCCTGTGTCACAAGTGCTGGTGTATGGCCCCAACTACAACTTGGTTCATCTAATACCCCGTTAAATGGTACGTGCTTGACTTCGTTCATCATAAGTGATACTTGCGATACATTGCTATAATATTACTTTAATTATCTTGACACTATCTGGGAAATTATGATATGATACTGATAGGGCATTTGTTATAACTGTATCAGTAATTTCCGGATCTAAATCAGCAGATTTTTTAAGGGTCTTGGCCTTAATACCATACTTTTTGAGTTCATTTGATAACAACTTAGCATTTTCTTTTTTTATAAAGAAAGACGGCTTATGTAGTATAGCAACCTTTCTATTAGTTGCTTTTATATACTCGCATACTGTCTTTATATCAGAAATTGTATTAATGGCAAGAATAACGTCATAAGTGCCACCCAATTCGCTATCTATTGGCGGATGTAACCCAAATGTTTTACATAATAGTTCCATATTAGCTACTGATGTATCACTCAAATCAAAGGATTTAAGTAAATTCATCATACTATCAGCTATACAATTAATATATAAACTACCGTGTACTATCTTTAATGATGGAGTCCATTCTTCCTTGGTTGAAGTAATGCCATTAACTAAATCATACACTGTTGAATCAATATTAATACCCTGTTTTTTGGCTACATTGTATAACTGCTTAAATAGATATACATTAAATGGGCCGGACCAGAATCCAGCTTCTTTATCCCATGTAAAGTCATATTTGCTTTCAACGAGACTGCCTGCGTTTATATATCCTTGTTTATCATCAAATACCAATGCACGAACTTCAGTTATTAGTTGCTTATTGAATGGAAATGACAAGTACATAATATTATCTTGTACTTTTAGATATGATTCAATATCATTTTGAGTTGCTACTGGTTGTTGCCATGGTAACTTTATAATATCATAAGCACTCATATTATTCTTGTATATTTGGGTTTTATATTTCTTAACAATCGTTTCCCACAATACATTCTGATTAACCGATAACGGTCTGGATTTTTTAATGTAATTTGTGTATATATTGTTAATAAATTTTTGGTCATATCTACTAAATTTAATATTACTAATTAAGTAGATATGCGCATCTTCACGGGAGTTTAATATCATAATTTTTTATTAGTTCTTAAGAAGAGTTGCTTGAGCAAAACGTTTCCAGTTAGTTGGGGATACAGCAATTAACTCAACTGCCTTAATTGCTAAACGCAGGCTCAATTCACGGACTTTGTCTTTGTTCTCGTCAATCCATTCCATGATTTCCGCACCCTGCTCTTCAGTTACATTATAACCATTAAACAATGTGCCAGTTTGGTAAATTTGCTTGATACGTAAAAACTTATCACGTGGGGTATCAATAGTTAAATCAACATAATGACATCTGGATTGTAATGCTGATAAGTGATCTTGTAATTTCTTAGATTGAATATTATCGAAATTAATGTTGGTAATAAAAATAATACTACCTTCGAAATTGAATGTATCAGGAATGCCTTCTTTTTCTAAATAACTTGACGCACTATTCCAACAAATTTTACGTTTCTTGTTGGTATCAAGTGCCGCCTTTAACAGATTAAGTGATAGTTCGTCATATAATACTGTATCACAATCATCAAATACCAAAACACTGTTTTTATCACTATAATTGAATAAAGTGGTATAAAGGCCAATAGCAGTGGTATTACCTTTTACGATTTCATAAGAAGGAGCAATGTTTTTTACATTGTTGAACAAGTTTGCATGTTCGAGTTCTTTAATAACACCGTAACTCTTACCAATTCCCGGAGGACCAACAACAATCATTGCTCTAACATCATTAGATACAGCGGCTTTGGTCATTTCGTGTAATATTTCAAAGCGGTCACTAATACGACTCATCACTTCCTCATCTGACTCTTTTGGAATACCAGGAGATACTTCATCTGAATCCAAATAAACAATATCAGCTGGGATAGCACGAATACGAATTTTATCACCCCAACCATTGCCTACAGTGGCATTTGGCTTTACAGTAATGAATGTGCCTTTTGCGCCAACAACAACATCTTTGACTAATTCGAAACGCTCATTTATTACTGTTTTACCGCGATAACTACCGTTTACAATGTTTACCATGCGAGTCATATGTATTACCTTTTTAGTTAATTTCTTAGTGTATGTATACATTATACACTGATTATCACAAAGGACAACCTTTTTCTGTGTTATTTTTGACTAAGTTAATGTTAATTGAACTGCAGTAGCGTCACGCAGTTTACCCAACAGGTTACGAGCACGAATTTTGGCACCACGAATATGCTTATATGATTTAGCATCCCAGAAATCGTGTTGGTGCTGTAACTCTTTGATGTGGTAGTATAAGAAATCCTCAAAATCCATATTGCGGGCATTGGCTTTGAGTTGTAACTGCTCTTTGACGGTTTTGGACATAGATTACTCCATTTCTTAATTTGTACAGCTATTATACAATAAGAAATCTAAAAGAGCAACCTTTTTATCAGTTATTTTTCAGAGTTGGGACATTTTTTCTTCAAGGCGCAATAAATCCCTACGAGCTTGGGCTAATTCTTTGATTTGCTGTGAACTGAACTGTAATTCTGGCATAATTTAACTCCGTTTTGGTAGTCTTGGGGCTTATGACACTCATTCCACTAAAAAGATTTAAGCAAAAATGGTGCTTCCTCAATGATATCAAGGATTTACGTGAACGAATGATTAATTTTTAGTATTTTATTCTTTATATAAATCAAGGACTTACAATTTGCTAATAATATATCAGCGACCCATTGCTATTCATATTGCAAGATTTGCATTGCTTGCTGAATAACAGTTGATGATTGTTCTTCCACTGGCAAAGGGTAGCCACCCTTATCCCGATCCATGTCATCTTGGATTAGTTTATCCAAAACCATAGCCATCACGTCAACTGTGAACTTTAATTGAGGGATATTAAGATCTTGTGTTTCCACGGTTCCTTGCGTGTCCATTTTTAATTACCTTATCTTATTTAATAAAGCAAGTATAGCATAGGTGTTTCAAAAGAGCAACCTATTTGCAATATTCCATATAGCTTTTATCAAGCCAGGGTAAAATGAGATCTTTCTGACGGAGGTAACCTACTTTGTTGATTCCACGAACTGCTGATTCAGGTAGTAATTCCATATCAACTAAATCATACCAGCGTGTTGTGCGAGGGTCCATTGGGGAAATATCACTTTTATATACCACAGCATTTATCCAAGGATCTTCAGGGAATTTTCTGAAGAAACCAGATTTACAATCAAACCCACTTACTGCTAACATATGAATTAGACTTGTTAACGTGTGATTGTAGAATTGACCATCCCGTTGATCATACTCCGTTTCGTGGTAAACGATGTTCGTGGTCTGCGGTACTGAAATTACCAACATTCCACCAGGTGATAATGCCTTGTAAAAATTAGCAAGAGTACCTAACGGATTTATAGCATAATGAAAAGCCGCGTGACACCATAAAATATCAAAGTTCTTATCTTCTGGCATCAATAAATGTTCAAAATCTTGACTCCAATATTCGATGTTTTTATAACGCGATGCTAACGACATTGTTGGAAATAAATCAACGCCAACGCAGTCAATATTTAATGGTTCTGGGTTATCATCACGAGTAGTCCGTGTTGCCCACCATTCTAAATCCTTGCCTTCCGAACCGCAACCAATATCACAAACCGAATCTACAGACATCATAAAATCATCATATTCATATAAGTGATTTAATGTTTCTAACGAATGGTTGTGGCTATCTGTTGCTGAACTGAATTGTATATCATTTGTTAACATTTATTTTCCTTTTTATAAAGTTGCATCTTCTAATCCCGCTGTTCGTAATCTTGTAATAGCACTTAATTGGAATGCTTTGGACTCAAGACCTTTTGTGATGCCTAAAAATCTATTCCGTAACAATGCCATTTCATTTACTACTATTTCAAAATCAATAACTTCATCTTCTGCATCCGCATACTTTTCAGCATCACGGGAGGTTAGGGCCCGGGCATACGTTTCTAAATATATTTTGAAATGTTTTTTTCGTAACTTACGAAGCTCAATATTTAAATAATTTAATAACGCTTCCACTTCCTGTAACTGCCCGAACCGGTGCTCTGTGATTCCTGGCAAATCCCTGAGATTTAACTCAATATTTCCTTTAATAGAACAATCTAATTTTGCGTTATCTAATTCAGTTTCATAATATGTGATGAAATTTGGTAATAACGATATATTAGATACTACTTGGTTATATCTAAGCATTTAGTCACCTATGCGTAATCACCATCGTATTCTTCGTCATCGCCATATTCGTAGTCATCATCTTCCTCTTCTACGTCTAAGTATTCCGTCAAAGCTGATTTTAATTCATCATCAAGTGCGAATTTTTGAATATCTACTGGGTCAGCGCCATGTTCAACTAATATAGTAATAAAATCGTCTGCGGCTGTGCTTATGTCAGCACCTAATATATATTCTTTTAATTCGTGCCATACTTGTAAGTGTATCTCTACGTTCATTTTATTCTCCTTTATTGTTATGCTTCTTAATCTGGAAGATTGTCTGTTGCTTCTAACACATCGTCAATTGGCAAGGCCTCATCTTCTAAGTTACTTAGCCCTAAGTCGTTTTCTTTGGAAATTACATCCATTAATGCATCGAGACAGCCCTCGTCATTCTTTTCCCATTTCTTACGAAACTTCATAATTTCGTTGCCGTCATTGTCAATTAGCTTATAACGATTACCTACCTTTTCAACAAGGTTCTTCTTCTCAGCTAAATCAAACATACCACTATAAGGATTCATACCAGTTGCATACGGAATTTTAATTTGAACTACTTCAAATGGCTTGGCATAACGGGTCTTGACTACTTTACATCCAGCTCTAATACCAGTTACGTCGGTAATTTTATTCCCGTCTTCATCTTCTTTGAGCTTCATTTTTTTCATTGCAACTACGATACTGGATGCGTAAATAAAGCCCTGACCACCACTGATCTTATCATCAGGATCAAACATATCTTGTGATGCATACGTATGGTTAGTTGCAACAATGCCAACATTGTAAGCGCCAACCATGTTAACTGTGTTACGAACCAACGATGTTAATGCCTTAGGCTTACGACCAAGATCACCTTTCATGTCACCAGCTTCAAATTGCTTGACGTCAGTTGGGGTTAATAACATACCAAGTGAATCAATTACAAATAATACTTTTGGTCGATCTTCTGCCGCCATTGCTTTGTAATCTTTCATAAAGGATGATATTGTTTTGGCGACATCATCAATCATACACATTGATAATTTAAGCATCTTATCTTCACTTGTGTCTACATCTAATGCTTCAACCCAACCTTTATCTAACGCATTTTCTGAATCAATTAAAATTACATATACGCCTTGGTCTTGGGCATCTTTAATTATATTACCGGCGGCAATATAACTTTTGCCTGCACCGGACTCACCTGCAAATACAGTTACCTTGCCTAACGGGATGCCTCGTTTGAAGTCTCCACTAATGAGATAATTGAGAGCATAATTGCCAGTTGATATCCAATCTGTTGGATCTGTAAAACCTGTTGATAATCCTGCTATGGACTTTGTTACATCTTTCCTGAACTTCGAAACGTCAAAAGGGCGGTTCATATTTTTCTCTCCTTATCATACCATACACGTTTACCACTTACCAACTTCCAGGATCTTCCAGAACTGTGATCAAACCTCTTTTTTCTTTCTTCTTCTGTCATATTATTAGCCTTTTCTTTCATTATTTCAGACATACGTTGTTTAGTTTCATCTGTATGCTTATAGTTTAGTTTTTGACGAGCATCTCTTATTTTTTGTTTAGTTTCATCTGTACGCTCATAGTTTAGTTTTTGTTGAGCGGCTCTCATTTTTTGCTTAGTTTCTTCAGAGTGTTTCATGCCTATATGGCCATTCGTTTTACCTTTCTTGGCCGTACTTATTGCTTTTCCTCTGCGCTTGCCAGCTTCTGGGTTTTCTTTCCGCCCTCTCAGAGAGTCTCCTATTTTTTGCCTTTGTTCTTTGGTAAAGCCTCTCTTTTTAGCAGACTTACTCATTTTTTGTTTAGTTTCTTCTGTATGTTTTTTTCCTAACATACCAGTTATACCATTTATGTTATTCTCACGCATAAGTTGTCTGGTTTCTTCACTTGGATTAATTAACCCCTCACCACCGTCTGTTCTATTAAGTAGTATACCAGTGTCTAAATCTTTCCTTCCGTATTGTGCTATTAAATAAATTTCTTTATTTAATGCGTTTGTTTCGGATAAATTTTCTTCTAATATAATAATTTTGGAATGATCTGTTGGTACTGGGACTTTTCCATGATCATTGTAGGCGCGAGTTCCTTTGCCTTTTCCTATATAATATGGTGTGCTGTCATTTCTAATATACTGATAAACATAATAAATTAAGTCCATAATTACTCCTTTATTCTATTTATCCATATCAAATGGGCGTGTAGCCATGACTTCTCCTTTTTATTGAAATTGAAAATGGTAAGGATTATTAGTCCTTACCATAGTGGGGTTTGCTTACTTCTGACGCGAACGAATCATTTTCAAGATATCTTGAGCTTTGTTATCCGCAGGCTCAGTAACAGGTTCAGCTACGGGCTCGTCAGCAACCTCTTCAGCAACTTCTTCAGTAACTGCTGTTACTTTTGGAGTTACTTTCTGTGTTACTTTAGACGTTGGGGAATCATCGTCAGTTGCGAATGGTGCTGAATCATCTTTCTCGACAGCTTTTTCAGCTGGCGCAGATGTTTCACTCTTTTGTACGCGATTGATGCCTGATGGAGTGTAATACATTCCCCAACGTTCAACATCATACGGTTCGCCATCTACTGATGCTTCGAACATTTCCATTATAATCCGTTGAGTTTCC